TTTGCGAGGATCGCGTAAATAACGCAATTGACCTCTGGGCAAAAAAAGAAGTTATTCCAAAGCCAAGCAGAATACGAGGCTGAAGCAATCAAACTGTACGCTTTGCGGGCCAAGGCGCAACAGTTGCAACTCGACACCAAGAACCTGTTTGTAGGGGCTTACGGTCAACAAGCGTGGATTGCAATTCAGAAGGAAGTCACCGAAATGCGTAAGGAGGCCGTGCGTCAAGCGGCCGCCGCGCAGAAGGAAGCCGAGGAACGCCAAGCTGAACTGATCTTGGGCGCATGGATGTTCTTGGGCGTTATCGTTATGGCTCTCGGTCTTGCACTCTTTGTTTATCTGACTGCGCACAAATGAAGTACCTGATGGCAATTGCAGTTTTAGTTCTGGCGGGATGCGAAGACCGCTATCGCTATCCATGCCAAGACCCTAAGAACTGGGACGCGCCGGAGTGCAACCCGCCTATTTGCACCGCCTCTGGAACCTGTTCCGCAGACACTCTCAAACAAAATCCATGCGGAGCCGTAGCGCGATGAGGATCAAGGAAGACGAACTCCACGCCCTTCTCCAGTTCATCATTGGCATCAGCCTGTGTATGACGCTGACGGGGACTGTCTTTGCCGTGCTATACAGCCTTATATTCGTCGTGCAGCCAATTGACGGGCAAGCGCCAAACGACCAAGAATTTTTTAAGCTGATTGCGCCGATTGCGACGTTTCTGACCGGCACGCTGTCGGGTATCATGTTAGGCTCTAAATCTGGAGGTAAGGACGATGGATCTGCTTAAAACATTCGGGCCGCTACTCGGCTCAGTCGCGCCTAGCATCGCTACGGCCCTTGGCGGCCCACTGGCGGGCATGGCAACGAAAGCGCTATCCCAGGCACTGCTTGGCAACGAGGACGGCTCTGAGGACGATCTGCAAACAGCGCTCCGCGCCGCCTCGCCTGAACAGCTTGCGTCTGTCAAGAAGATTGACGCAGACTTCCGTGTCCAGATGAAGAGCCTAGACATTGATCTGGAAGCACTTGCGGTGGACGACCGTAAGTCTGCAAGGGCGATGCAGACAGAGGCCAAAGACTGGATTCCACGGGCTTTGGCGATCAGCGTCACGTTAGGCTATTTCGGCATCATCGCATACGTCTTAATCAGCGGGTTGCCATTGAACGGTTCGGAAGTCCTGCTTATGCTGCTCGGCACTCTATCTGCCGGGTGGACAGGCGTCATGGCGTTTTACTTTGGCTCGTCGTCTGGCTCGCAGAAGAAAGACGCCATGATCCACAACTCAAAACCTTTGGAGTAAGCCATGAAAGACAATTTTGAAGAGTGCCTCGCCCATGTCTTGAAACATGAAGGGGGATACGTCGATCACCCCAAGGACCCAGGGGGAGCAACAAATTTAGGAGCCACCAAGAAAGTCTGGGAAGAATGGGTCGGCCATGAGGTAACCAAAGATGACATCAGATCCCTCACAGTTGCCGACGTCGCGCCGCTCTACAAAGCGCGGTACTGGGACAAGTGCCGCTGCGATGACCTCCCGCATGGGGTGGACTTTGCTGTTTTTGACCTTGCTATTAATTCTGGTACTGGCCGTGCCAGCAAGTTTCTTCAGGGCGCTTGTGGTGTGGCTGCTGATGGCGCTATCGGCCCTGCTACACTTGCCGCTGTAGCGAAGATGAACCCGCGTGAGCTGGCGTCCAAGATCTGCGAACGCAGACTTGAGTTCCTGCAAGCCCTGCCGACATGGGAAACCTTCGGCAAGGGTTGGGGCAGGCGCGTAGCCGAGACGGAAGAGGTAGCGTTCAAGATGGTCGGTTGAACGACGGGTTGCTCTGGACGCGGACTTCGGGGTTAGCCCAAGTCCATATCTCACCCGTCTCTTGAACGCACACCCACATCAGGTGATGCTCTTCGCCGTAATCAATCACGAAGTGCGCCAGTGCTTTACCCTTCGGGGTAATCATTGGCAGTGTGGGAGACAGTTGAAGGATCATTCTGGCTCCTTCAGTGCCGCATACGCGAGAGCCTGACCATGACCAGAGCCTTCATCTGCGATCAGTTGCAGGACTTGCTTTAGCCGATTGATCTCTTTTATGAATGTGTCCATCAATTCAAACCCTAGTTGTTTGTCTTTCCTCAGTTGCTCAATCTCGTCGGCGGCTTCGTGGGCAATGTAATCAAACGGAGGCTCGTTATGCTCCCGCAGACGTTCAACGATATCCATCACGAAGTTCCTTTTTAATTTCTTTTTTGACGGCATTGCGCTCTGCGCTCCAGAATACTTTCTTCCAGTCTTTCAGATGATCCCACCACTGCGGTGCAGATGTGAGGATGCCCTTCTTCTTTGTTGCCATCACTGTACCCTTCTGCTGTTTAACACTTTTTGTGCAATGGCCCGACCACGATCTGCCGTCCACTTGCCGGATGCAAGTTTTTCCAAAGCATCCTTAAACGCTGCATGATCTAATTCGTACTTCAACGCTTCCTTGTAGCGTTCATGCCATTCTGAAGCCTGTGTCTGCCAATATTCCGCTGGTATCATTTCTTTATAGTCTTCCATCATTCTTTCTCCTTCAATGCTTCACGGGCGACTGCTTCTTCACGTTGCTTGGCTGTCACCCATGCCAAAGCGTTCTCAAGTTGCTTCTCCAACAGCGCCACGCGCTTGCGTAGTTCAATAATGTGATCCATCGTTACGGGGTCGCAATGCCTCATTTCATCTTCTCCAACAATTCAACGCGCTCCCGCGTGTTACGCAGGATGCAATACCTCTGGTGCAACCTGACGATGAACGTAGGCCGCTTGTCATGGTCAATCTCATGTTCAATCAACATCCACAGTTCATCCTCGGTGTACGACATCAACTTGCTGTTCAGCACAACCCAATTCTCTACGCGCATTTCAACTCCTCAATCGCTATGTCGGATAGCGCCCGTTTATCGTGAAGCCCCGCCCAGATCCGCTCATCTACTGTCTTGTTTGTCATCAGGATGTAGCACCACACATCGTGCTTCTGCCCGCTGCGGTGCAACCGCCCAACCGTCTGCTCAAATAGTTCCAACGACCACGGCAACGACAGGAACACGATGCGTGACCCGCCATGCTGTAGGTTTAGGCCATGCCCTGCGGACTTCGGATGGGCAAACAGCAGTTCAACCTTGCCGGAGTTCCACCGCTCAATAGCGTTGTGATCGTCAAGCGTGAGCGCCTTCGGATACCGGCGCTTCAACTCTGCCAGTTCTTCTTGGTATGTGTACGCCACAATTGTCGGCGCGTGTTGGTTCTCCTGCAACAACTCGTCAAGCAAATCAAACTTGTGCGTCGAGAACCAAATAGGCGTCTTGGTCGTCTTGAACTTGCCCGGCGTTGGTGACGCCTCGGTAAAACTGTTGTACACGAACCCTGACGCCATCTGTTGCAGTTTGCCCGTCACGACCGCGGCGTTGACCGCGACGATCTTGGCGTCGTTGTACTCCAGAACGAGATCCTTCTTCATCTTCTCGTAATGTTTACGATCCATGTCGCACCGCATCTCGACGACGTGGAGCGGCGGCAGCTTGTCACTGTACTCGCCTGGCTCAAGCACGAACGTCGCCGGCTTAATCCGCGCCATGACCTTCTCAAGAGAACCCTTGCGCGGCGCCCACTCGCCGTACTCTTTATTCATCAAGATGAAGTACTCTTGCATGAACGCGCCCTTTGAGCGGCCCAGCAGAGACTGGTCAACGATCTTGCACTGCCCGAATACATCCTCAAGCCCGTTAGACGTAAAGCTGCCCGTCAAGCCCCACCTGACGCGCATAGGGTCGATCACCTTGGCAAGCGCCTTGAACCGCGCCCCTGACGGGTTCTTGAGCCGCGTCAGCTCGTCAAACACGATGGCGTCGAAGTTCAATTTCTGCGTCGCCAACCATTGCAGATTGTCGTAGTTCGTAACGACGATGTGCGTGTTGGCCTGCAACGCCTGCAACCTTTGCTTGGGCGTCCCGACCGCTAACGACATTGTGAGGTTAATGGCCCACAGGGGCCGCTCTACAGGCCAGACCTTCTTGACCACGCGCAGAGGCGCGAGGACAAGTACACGGTTGATGTGACCGTGCCGGATCATGTCCTGCAATGCTGTCAACGTAATCGCCGTCTTACCCGCACCCACAGGCGCAAGAATCATCGCTCTGTCATTAGTGAAGAGGAAGTCGGCGGCTTCGTTTTGATACGGTCGGAGTTCCATTCGTCTACCTGTTGAGTTGTCCACAGACACGCATAGTTCTGGTTAAGCCGTTGCATCTCGGCGGCGAAGAGTTCCTGAAGCGGCGATAGTCTGCCGCCCTTGGTCTTCAACTCGACGAACCATGTCGAGCCGTCTGGCAGACAAGCTATCCTGTCTGACACACCACGCCGCATTGGGGACACGAACTTGTACGACCGACCGCCCATGCGCTCGACCGCCCAGTTGAAATAGTGTTCTACGTCGCGTTCCATATTTTGTTGTGTAACCCATTAAAAATTGTTTGACAACAGTTTATGTGATGTTAATGTGGATATCTCAACTGGGAAGGAAAAATGAAATGAACGAACAATCAAAATTAGCTCATTCGGTTTTGCTAATGCTAAAAGGTTTCAAAAGCGAAATTTGCGTTAACGCATTACTTCATGCGCTTATCCACGTTATT